TGTCACATTTAGCGCAAAAATTGTAGCTCTGACAGCGGTTGCGATAACTTTAAGAAAAGTAATGCTCTTAACGTTTTTAGCAAAACTTCCTCGACTGTTAGCGGTGGTTAACGGCAAAATGGTTTTGCTGCGCTTAGCGACGATAAAATTAAAGGTTGCAATGATGGGATTGAAAGCAGCCCTGCCTTTTGGTTTTGCGTTAATTGCTATCGACCTTGTAATTGGTAAACTTATTGACGCTCAACAAGCTCAAAAAGATTTTAATAATTTAGTACGAGAAGGTGGAAGAGCCCAGGTTGAGGCAGCAAAGAAAGCAGAGGAAGCAAATTTAATTACGCTCCAAGGCAAAGCAGACGCTTTAAACCCGCAGCAACTTAGAAGAACCGGTTTGCCAGGAAAAATTGAAAGGTCACGAGAAAGAATTGGCTTGCTTGATGCTCGCCTGTCAGAGCTGCCGATGGATAGAACAGTTAGCAATTTATCAAACCAAAACATAACCATTCCAACAGTTTCACTGCCAGGGGGGGAAACAGAAGAAGAAAAAAAGAAAAAAACCATGGAAGAAATTACTCGGCTAACAAACGCACAATCGTTAGCACAAGTTAGTTTAGTTGACAAACGTCGCGAAGAAAACCAGCATTTAGCTTTAACGCTAAGTCATGGCGAAGAGTTTGCAAATGTTACGCGAGAGGTAACAGAGTTAGTCCAAAGAGGTGGTTTGTCATTTAACGATGCTTTTGATCTTGTAATGGCAAACCAAGAATTAAATAATGGAGTCGATGCAATAAAAAGGCAAGCAGAAGCGGCTGAAGTCTTAAAAGAAAAGTATAAGGAAGTTGGAGATGCAATAAAAAGTCAAGTTACTGATTCAATTATTTCTGCAATTGATGGGACAAAGTCTCTTGGCGAATCTGCTATGGACATCTTAAAAGATCTTGCTAATCAGTTTTTGCGTTCTGGGATAAACCAACTGTTTGGTGCAGTTGGCGGCATGGGACCAAGTGGTGGGCTTCTTTCAATGTTGTTTGGCGGTGGCAAGGCTTCTGGTGGCACTGTCAAAGGCGGCACGTCTTACATGGTTGGCGAGCGTGGCCCTGAGTTATTCACCCCTGGTCGTTCTGGCAGTATTGCGCCAAACAGTGCAATGGCTGGCGCTAACGTGACTGTGAACGTTGACGCGACTGGCAGTAACGTGCAGGGTAATCAGCCCAATGCCGCTCAACTAGGCAAAGTAATTGGCCAAGCTGTGCAAGCTGAACTGATCAAACAAAAACGACCTGGAGGATTGCTGACACGCTGATGGCTACTTTCCCAAGCATTGCCCCTAGTTATGGAGCGTCAAAAGCAAGCAGGCCAAACGTAAGAAACGTGCAGTTTGGCGACGGTTACAGCCAACGTTTGCGCTATGGACTAAACACAGACCTTAAGTCTTGGACGCTGACGTGGCAGAACATTAGCGAAACAGACTCAGACACGATCGAAACGTTTCTTGAAGCACGCGGTGGGGCGGAACATTTTGATTGGTCACCTATTGATGAAACCGAAACGTATAAATGGATCTGTCAGGAATGGAGTAAAACTGTCCCTTACTTGAACAAGGCGACAATTACGGCCACGTTTCAGCAAGTCATTGAGCCATGAGCAACAGAGCGTTTGAAGAGCTGCTTAGCTCCAGCCCTTTCGCCATTATCGAGTTGTTTGAGCTGCAGCTTTTTCAAGAGCTGCATAACGATGATCACCGGTACTACTTTCATGCAGGCAGAAATCTCAAGACAGATGTACCAAGCACCAATGATGATCTTGTAAACGCCTATTCAATTAAATACGGCAGCATTGATTATCAGCCGTTACCCATCGAGGCGTCGGGTTTTGAGTACAAGGGCGATGGCGCGTTGCCTCGTCCATCAATCAGAATTGCAAACCTGCAAAGCCAAGTTACAGGCTTGTTGCTTGGCATCAATCAAATTACGCCAGGCAATGATTTAAACGGAGCACAGGTTACGCGGATTCGTACCCTGAGCAAATTTCTTGATGGTGAAAACTGGCAAGATGGTCAAAATCCTTATGGCAACCCAGACTCGTCAGCAAGTGCTCAACTGCCAAAAGAGGTTTACTACATCGATCGCAAGGTAGCGGAAAACCGTGACTTTGTTGAGTTTGAGCTGGTGTCTTCTCTTGACTTGGGCGGAGTAAAGGTACCGCGTCGTCTTGCGATGCAAAACCTATGTCAGTGGGAATACAAAGGCAAAGAGTGTGGGTATAGCGGAGCAGATGAATTTACGGTTGAGGGGGTTTCAATCAGCGCAGTTGCTGCCCCTAATTTTAGTTACAGCTCAAACGCACATCTTCTTACTACAAGCGGCAGCTTAAGGTCAGACCAGGGTGATGAACTTGTTTCAACAAATGGCTGGTACAAGCTAACAGTAAATAACGTTGGGAATTTAGTGTTAAAAAGCAAGTCAGATGAAATCCTTTGGCAAACAACCAGAGGTCATGGCCTCAATGCAAATGGTTATGAATTAGTTGTATCTAACGGCAATATAATTTTATATAACAGAGATTTAGCCAGGACTGATTACGCCAACGGTTCTGTTGTCTGGGTATCTAACACTTTCCGTCTAGCCCCTCTTACTAATCTTACTCAGCTCACTGTAGACGGCGTTAAGCAATGGTGGCCTGATGACACTAATGTTGGGCGATCAGGGGGGTTTACTTGGGAATTGGTTGGCAGTAGCCCTACTGCTGCGAACCAAACAACAACTGTATCTAGAACTTTTAGTGACACGGACCCAATAGGTGGGGGCGCAAGGTCTGTAAACATCACATTTAATTTAAGGTCATATCAGCTGCCTGCAGGAACATCTCATTACACACATGGCAATCCTAATTGGACTGGATTTGTTTGGGGAAATATTGAATCAGTATCTATAAGCAGCGCAACAGGTTTTTGGAGAGACAGTTATGAGTTTGTCGCCAAGCTCAATCTTTCTTCTGGCAATCCCCACAGGGCTAACCATCCAACAGAAGGAACGTTGACGGAAGCTGGCGCTTATTTTGTTATCTCAAGCACTGGTTGGAATAACAAGCGGCTAAGGCTTAGAGGTGCTGGACTTTTGCAGCTTGAAGACTCTGACGGCTCAAATGTTGTTTGGACTTCTGGCAACCCATCCACTACAGATGAGCCTAAAATTGTTGCGGGGACAACTACGTCAGTAAATGTTTCCGGCACTTGTGGCAAGCGCGTCAGTGATTGTCGCTTGCGGTTCCCTAACGGTGATGCGCATGGTGGCTTGCCGTTTGGATCGTTCCCTGCTTTGGGCTTGAACAATTGATTGAGGCTTGGCAACAGGTTGCGGCTGATCATGCGGCAACAGAAGCACCGCGTGAAGCGTGCGGGCTTGTTGTTGTCACAAAGGGCCGCAAGCGTTATTGGCCGTGCAAAAACATTTCGACAGAAGACAATTTTTTTGTCCTTGATCCGCTTGACTATGCCGACGCTGAGGACGCTGGGACGATCCTTGCTGTTGTCCACAGCCATCCCAGCACGCCTGCGGTTGCAAGTGAAGCGGACAAGATGGCGTGCGAACAGTTTGGCTTGCCTTGGCACATTGTCAGCTTGTTGGATGGTGCTTGGTGTCAAATCGAGCCATCTGGTTACGAGGCCCCGCTAGTCGGTCGTGAGTGGGTATGGGGTGTTTCCGATTGCTGGACTCTTGTCCGCGACTGGTATAAACAGACGCTTGGGATCAAGCTGCGCGATTGGTCGCGGCCAACCAGTCATGATGCTTTTAGACAATCACCGTTGTTTGAAGATTGTTTTGTTCAGACAGGTTTTGTTGAGACTGACTTGCGAAAACCTAAAAAAGGCGACTTGTTGTTTATGAAGCTTGACGGTTCGCCGGGCCTAAATCATGTGGCGGTCTATATCGGAGAGGGCAAAATGCTGCATCAATTGCAAAACAGGTTGTCGTCACGCGATTATTGGGATGGTTATTGGCAGGGCGTCACCGGTAGAATTGTGCGATACAGCGGTTAAAAGGCGATGCTCCGCAAGGTCAAGGTTTACGGGCACTTGGCAGAGCATCTCGGCCAAAGCACGTTTAAGGCATTAGCGCGTACACCAGCAGAGGCGATGCGGTTTTTGCTGTGTAATTTCCCTGAGCTGCGCGGGTTAATGCGCGACGGGTATTACAAGGTTGC